AATAACTTCTGGAACAGTTACTACATTAACTTCTACCACAGCAAACATTACAACTATTGATTTTGGTGATTGGACTATTACTGAATCAAGTGGTGTTTTATATTTTGCTACTGGTGGCACAAACAAAATGAAACTAGACGCATCTGGAAACCTAACAGTTGTAGGTGATGTCACAGCATACGGAACAGTCTAAGGAGTAAACAATGGCAGTTAAATCATCTGGTTCATTATCTTTTGCAACAGATATTGTAGGAGAATGGGGTGGTACTGCTCCTCATTCATTATCGGAATATTATGGTTCTGCTACAGTACCTGAAAGTGGTGCAATATCATTTAGCGATTTTTATGGTACTACTGCCGCTACAGTTTTAACAGTTGCTGCTAATACAAGTGATTACAATATTGCTACGGAAGCTGTTGCTGCTGGTGGTGATTTAAACACTCCAGTTTTACTTACTATTAATAGTGGAGTAACAGTTTCTAATTCTACTACAGACTACGCAATGACTACTGGAACTGGATGGGGAGCTGGTACAACTATTACTATTACAAACAACGGCACTTTATTAGGTAATAATGGAGCTGCAGGTGCTACTGGCGCTAATGGTGCTAATGGTAATCCTGGAACTGGTGGAACTGGTGGTCAAAATGTTGCCCAAGGGAATGGTCCTTGGAATGCAGGTGCTTCAGGTTCTTCGGGTAACGCAGGAGGCAACGGGGGTACTGGTGGAACTGGTGGTGCTGGTGGTACTTGTTTTTATCACGCACAAAGCGGTAGCGATTTATCTGTAGTTTTCTCTGTTGCAGGAACATTCTCTCCAGGAACTGGTGGTGCTGGCGGTGCTGGCGGTGCTGGTGGAACTGGGGGTAGCGGAGGCGGTGGCGGTGGCGGTATTGGTGCTGAATCTAGTTGTGTCCAATATGATGGTGCTACGGGGGGTGGCGGAGCGCCTTATGGAGCAGCTGGTTCTGCTGCAGGTTATTGGTGTGGTAACGCTTCTAATGCTGGAACAGCAAATGCTGGTGGAAATGGTGGTACTGGATGTGCTGGTGGCGATGGTGGTGCTGGTGGCGCTCCAGGCATGTCAGGTAGCACGGGAACACAAGGAAGCTATAATCTAATGTATACTTATACTAATGGTGGTTCTGCTGGCGGTACTGGAGCTAATGGTTCTGCTGGTGCATCAGGAAATTCTGGTGCGTCTGGTGTTAATGTTGGTGGTAATACTGCTCAAGTTTCAGGGGTTTAATAATGAATACAATACAAATTAGAAAAGCAGCTCAGCAAAATTATGGTAGTGATTTTATACGGGTTGAAGCTCGTTTATCTACAGATATCGATATTTCAGCTGAAAATATCCATGTTAGCTGGTCTTTTGAATCGACAGACCCAGATACATTGTTAATTCATTCTGGAGATGCGTATGAAAATCAGTATTTGAATTACAATAGCAAAGACAACCCAACCCTAGAAATAAAATTAAATGATAATAATGTGCATACAATTATTGTTAAGGCTGAAATAAAAGAATTTATGATGCAAGATGTGCCTATTACTAAATTAGATGAAAATGATGAACCTTATGAAGTTATTGAATCTTTATATACTCCAGTCATAAGTTATGTATCTAGTAATCAATTAGATATTCAAAAGTTGGGAGCAGGGGATGACTGGGTATGAGCTATATAAAAGAAATTACTTATATTAATGAAGGTGAAATTTATAGAGAATCTGAGCTACCTATGACGGGTAGTAGTAGAATACACAATTCTCATTTCATAGGTTCACGAACTGATGAAACTGGTAAACAGATTATATCTAATTATTATAATTTGTCTTACCCAGTTCCACAAAAGCAATACAACTGGATTAGCAGAAAAACTTATAATGATAATGATGAAGCTAAAATAAAAAAATATTATAAATCTGAATGGTTTGCTACACAAGCTGGAGAAACAGATTGGTTAGATGTGCCAGAAGGTATTGATGTATGTCCTAACATTGGTAATATTGTTTGTATTGGCATAATGGATAATGAAATAGACTTATTTTTTGATATTTCTGATGCTGACCACATGCAAGAAGTAGCTGATTATTACAAGTTATCTACACCTTTGAAATATGATGAAGCATTTACTGGTGGACAACATAAATGGTCTTACTTTAACTTAACTCCAAATGATGTAATATTAAGAAATATAAAAATGGGAGCAATAAAATTTATTGACAATATTCCAATTTTCTTTAAATATTATAAATATGTGTCTTGTTAGTTTTTCAAAAAAACCCTCTTACTCGTCTAAAGAAAAAGTAGATATTTTTAATGGTTCACCTAAATGGGGTTATGTAGATATTACTTCAAAATGTTCTCACGGGTGTGCTTGGTGCTATGGCGGATTTAATGAAGATTTATCTTCTCAGATGGAAGTATGGGAATTTGAAAGTGTATTAGCTAAACTAAAAGCTATTGGAATTACACAGATAACTATAAGCGGTGGTGAACCTACTGAACACCCAGATTTTTTAGAGATGGTAAAAATAGCTACTCAAGACTTTATGGTTCATATTTGTTCTCACGGAGATTGGAATAGAAATTGGGCAGAAGATTTAGCAAACCTAGGTGTCAAACAAATACAATTTAATTATCAAGGTTCTAAAAGACACGATAATGTGCATAAAGTTTTAGGTTCTTATTTAAAACAAGTTACTGCTATTAAACAGACTATTGCATCAGGAATTGAAACAGTAGGTACTGTTACTGTAGGCGCTTATAATTTTAAAGATGTTCCTAGTATATTTAAAGAACTATATGATTTAGGTATTGATAGGCTAAGAGTATGGGAAACTGTTGGTCGTGGTAATGCTTGGCGTAAAGATAAAGAAGCTGTTAATATATTTAAACATTGTCAAAACTCAGCTAGAGAATTAGGTTATAAATACACACAATCTTATGACCCAGAGTTTGGAGCAGAAAGTTTTGTTTCTTGTCCAGCAAGTAGTAAGATGTTGATGTATATAAATTCAGATTCTGAATTAGTTTATTGTACAGCTAAACCAGCAAAAATAGCATCATTTAAAGAAAATGCCTATCTTCGAATAATGGAGAAATATAATAACTTTATGGACAATATGCCTACTAATAGATGTAGTGCAAGAGAGGGATAATTAATAAAAAAATTGTAATTCTTGGTGGTGGTTCTGCTGGTTGGATGGCAGCATCATATTTTTACGAAAAATGTAATTATGATGTAACTGTTATTGATAGCAGTAAACATCCAAGATTAGAGTTCTCAGCATCTACAACACCATATTTAAAAAGATTTTTTAAAGATATTGGTATTGAAAAAGAATCTGAATGGATGCCATCTTGTAAGGCAACTTATAAGACTGGTGTGCTTTACCAGGACTGGGTGCGTAAAGGAACTCAATGGATTAATACATTTGAAGCAGATGAGTTTTATCATTTATATTGGAACAAACAAAGACAAGAAGATAACTTATCAGTAGAAGATTTTTTTAAATCAAGAATCTATAGTTCTCACATTTCTCTTAACGGAGAAGCTAAATTTATTATGAATAAAGATGGAGAACTGGGTTATCCATATAGTCCAATAAAATCTTATGGTGGTCATCCTGAACCTTGGGCATATCACATTGATACTGGTTGTTTTAATACTTTTTTGCGTAATCGCTATAAAGACAAAGTTACTCTTTTAGATACTGAGATTACAGAAATTAAAGAAAACAAAAATGGAATTGAATCTCTTATAACAGATAGAGGTGATTGTATTACTGCTGATTTATTTATTGATTGTAGTGGGTTCAAGGCAGTATTAACAGATAAAGTAAACAAAGATGGCAAGATTTCACTCAAACCTTATCTAACACACGATATGGCAGTAATTATGGATGTCCCCTATTCTGACAAACATAAAGAAATGAAAACAGCTACGCTTACTAAAGCTTTAACAACTGGTTGGATGTGGAATATTTGTTTATACGACAGAATGATAAATGGGTATGTTTATACATCTGAATATATATCTGATGAAGATGCTAGAAATGAACTAATCAAAGAAACTAAACAAATGTTTGGAGAAAGAGAGTATGGTGAACCTTGGACTGTCAAAATTCGTACGGGACACTACGCTAGACCTTGGTATAAAAATGTAATTGCATTAGGAGTATCAGCAGGATTTGTTGAACCAATGGAAGCTACATTATTGACGAGTGTTCAATTTAATATAATAAATACGAAAGAAGTATTAGATGGAAATATGTCTATTGATGAATTTAATAACAAATATGAAAACACATTAATGGATACTCTTGATTGGATTTCTACTCAGTATTATTTAAGTGACCGAGATGATTCTGAATTTTGGAAGTTTAAGGCAAGAAACAAAACACAAATTAGACCAAGAATGCAAAAGTGGTTAGAAAGCTGTAAATATACAATATTACCACCAGAACAAGATATCTTATTTTATCCATCTTGTTGGTATGCTAAATTAATTGGTTCTGAGGAATTTCCTGAAGGTAGTGGTTTTGTTTGTGGCACAGAAGGTGATTCCCTACCATCTTATTCTGATTCTAATTTTAAACCTCAAAATAAATTTAAATACAAAGAAATGGATGAGCTTAATGCTAAGATTCAAATGAATAAAGTCCGTAATTTTAATACAGATGTTTTATTAAGTCAGAAAGAATATTTGGATAGGTTTATTTACAATGTTAAGTAACATTTGTCCTTTAATGCAAAATGACAATCAATTTTTACGAGAAACTGCATTACATTTTAAAAATATAACTAAAGAATATAACGAACACAAAAATGAACTAGAATTTATTTATAACCCTTGGATATTTATTCCAATATATGACATTCTTGGGGTTTTTAAAAATCAACTACATTTTTTTCCAACTATTGAAAATAACCTTATTGAATCTAACGATTATGAAATAGTGTCCATTGGACTATCTTCACTTGTAAAAGGTGATGGGGCAAATCCACATACAGACCCAATCCCTATTGATAATAGATTTAAAAGACTACATTTAGCATTACAAGTAACACCTACCTCTATTCTAAATATAAAAGTAAATGATACTTGGATAAAAAAAAGTTGGAATGTAGGGCGTTGGATGGAGTTCAAGGGGTTAGACAAATTACACTTTCCAATAAATAATGACGAAAAAGCAAGAATAGTTTTACTTGTTGATGTTTATATTGGCGGTTCTACAAAAGAAGATTTATATCGTTATTACAATGTAATGGAAGGTCTTAATTGGATTAATAATGATTGGGAAAAAATATTGAGGGATTATAGTGATTAAAGATTTTATTGGTATATGGGATAATGTGCTATCTAAAGAAGAATGCGATAATATTATTGAGGTATTTAAAGATAAAAAAGAAAAAGGTTTAACACAAAATCGTTACGAGTTTGAAGGAGCTTCTGCAATAAAGAAAAAAGATAATGCCTTGTTTGATGACCAAATTGATTTCAGTCATTACGGAGGAACACACAGTATTTTATACAACAAATTTATAAAATCTTTTTGGGATACTTATTATAAAGAGTATGCTTTAGAATATGGTGTTTTAGATGAAATGGCATCACATAGTGTTTATGAATTAAAAATACAAGAAACAGAGTCTAGTTGTGGTTACCACATTTGGCATTGTGAACATAGTAGTAGAACACAATCTAATAGAATTGCGTCATTTATTCTTTATTTAAACGATGATTTTGAAAATGGTGAAACAGAATTTTTGTATCAAAAAACACGGGTAAAACCTAAAACAGGAAGATTAGTTTTATTTCCAGCTAGTTTTACTCACACACATAGAGGAAATCCACCTTATAATGGAACAAAATATATTTTAACGAGTTGGGTGGAATTTTGATACAATAATCAAATACTTATAACCTCAAGGGGGAGATATGGGTTGGATAAACGGACTAAGAGATAAAAAAGGCAGATATGTCAAAAAAACTAAAACCAATGCTGTAAAGAACTGGTTTAAGAGGTTATTCAAATGATGACATTACTTACAAATGTTCTACCTATTCTAAGTGGTTTCTTAATGAAACTATTTGCTATGAATCAACAAGCAAAACAAGATGCACAAAAGATGCAACTTGAAGCACTTGCTGCAAGGTCTGTTGAGATAGATAAAGCAAGAGAACAAGCAAACAAAGAAAGTCCTATGGCAGCAATGAATAGAAGGATTATTATTCTTACTATTTTAGGTCTAATTATCTTTACACAAATAGCACCACCACTCATGGACATCAAAACAACTATTCCAGTTATTGAAAAGTCAGAAGGTTTCTTGGGTTTCTTTGGTGGAGAAACAACTACATTTATTGAAGTTGGTGGATTAGTTAAATACGCAGAAGTATTTGAGTGGGCATCACTTATCATTGAATTTTATTTTGGAGCGCAACTAGCGAAACGATAATGGCAAAACTTACTTCACAACAAAAAGCAAAAGCAAAGGCAATGTCAAAGCGTAAAGGAGTTAAATATCCTAACGCTTGGTCAAACCTTACTGTTGCAAGAGGTAAGAAAACCAAGAAAAAGAAATGATTCCTAAAAATATCGATGACTTAGCTGATGCTATTTGTGAAATAGAAAAAGAACTGCAACATCTTAGAACTAGAACAGACGAAAAATTTATTGGTATTGATGGTAGATTAAAAGCAACCGACATAAAAATATCAGAGCAAGATAAATACCATGACAGAAAGTTATGGCAATTCCTTATGACTGGTTTTGCAGGTCTGATAACATTAATAGCAGTTATGTTGTCTATGAAGGTCAATGCAGAACCCATAGAGACTATATCAACTACAACACAAACTGTCACGACCAATGGCAACATGACTACAACAGTCAAACAACCACCACC